GTAGAAGATGTTAACTCTACTTCATTTAAACGTGCCAGAACTTTATTCGTTATTGTTAAAAATGATTCAGCCATGTGTTTGTTTCTCTTTAATCAGATGTAGTGAGGGGGCAAGTTGCCCTGCCCCTTCACATAAGATTACGCGAGTTGATCGCGGTCTACCTCTTGAGCAGTCATGTCGCCCGGATCGTCCACGTCCAAGCAGACAGCAAACATGCGGATCTTACCGCCTGTTGTTGTACCTGTCATTGCTTGAATTTCAACGTCAATGGTATCAGAAGTGCCACCGATAAGAACAGGAGTTTGACCTGCCTTAAAAGCGTAATCACCTACTGATGCACCATCAAAATCAAAACCGTCAACGAAGTTATCCAAGTCACCACCTGTGATACCGAAGTCAAAATCTGTATCGGTTGAAGTGCCTGTATGAGCAGACGTTACTTCAAAACCAGCACACATGATGAGGGTATTCGCAGGAATAGTCAAACCCGGAATAACATCGTTAGCAGCGAGGGCTGTACCCTTATCGCTTGCAGCAGTTGCAAAGTTCAACTCTGCTGAAAGCAAGTAAGGCTTACGACCACGTGCGTCATTGCCACGTGCTACGGAAGTAGTATTATCACCTAGAGCCATAACTCAATCCTCCCTTACACTAAGCAGAACCGGGCATTAACAAGAGCCTCTGGTCGGAGAATCTTGCGCCCATACAAATGCATACCACGAACAATATCAGCGAAGCTGTCAGGGTCACGATATGTCTCAGTCTTGTTGATTTGCTCTGCAGTAGCAACAGCAGATGAATGTCCACCAACAATCACACCGAAGTTAGAAGAGTTCGTGCCACCTGTGGTAGCAGAGCCTGTTCCAATTTCTGGCAGGTTGTTTGAAACATACACTTGGAAGCCGTGCAGATTATTAACAACAAGTCCGTTACGAAGTCCACCAGACTCACCGTAGTCTTGGTTCAGAAGTTTTGAATCTTCGTCCTTCAAGATCTCCAAGAAGACTGGGTTAACAACGAGCCAGCGGCCTTGCGTATCAACATTTTGCTGGTCTAGCTTACGAGCCATACGAGCAATAATCATGGTTGGGTTAGCGTTACCTGAACCCGGTACTGCAGAAGCACCCGGTAGGCGTGGCTGAATACCAATACCATTGTCTGCTGATCCACCAAAGTCATTGGCATCAACTTGCATTTCAGCCAGCAGTTCGTTAGTCCCTGCTGTAGAAATTGCCTTTGATCCATTCACAGTAGTATTTGCTGTGTCAGCAACACTGTGAAGAGATGATTGCTTAAAGCCGCACATATAGCCAAGAACGTCTTGGTCAAACTGGTCGGCTAGGCGATACGCAGCACGGTCACTTGCCAGAGCTTGGAAGTTCACGTGTGAGTGCGCCTCTTCAATGTCATCAACCTTAAATGCAAAGTAGTTAGCTTTGTCAATTGTTAGGTTGAAATCTTCATCGTCAAGGTCTTGCGGGGTAATAGTTGTACCACGCGCATACGCCTTAACGGTGATTTCGGGTTCCTTGATAATCTTAACGGAATCTCCCATTTGTGCAATCTCACCAAAGTAGTCATTATTGGTGATAGCTTCAGCAACAGCACTCTTGCGGAAAGCAAGTTGCACCTGTTTGCTGTAGATAATAGGGGAGAAATTACCGTTGGGAAGATTACCATATCCCGATGCGGTAGTAAATGCCATTTCAAATTCTCCT